ACAGCATCAAAGCCAAAATGGGATCGCACGACTCAGCCCAGTATGTAATGGCAGCCGATGATTCATTCACAACTAACCCAGCCTTTACGCCAGTGAGCGCGTAGCGTCTGACGTGCCGGGTAAATTTACCAACAGCAAGACGGCGGTGTGGTTTAGCAGCCACAAGTTTGATCGATTAGACGAATTACTGGAGGAGAATCAGCATGCCAATACGCTTATTTTCTACACCTTTCAAGAGGAGTTGGCCGAGCTAAAACGCAGGTACCCCCACGCGCAGACGTTGGATGACGACAACGCAATCACACGCTGGAACGCCGGACAAATTGAATTGTTGCTGGCGCACCCAAAAAGTGCCCAATTTGGCTTGAACTTGCAGTTTGGTGGCAACAAGATGGTGTTTATGTCGCCGCTGTGGAGTTTGACAGACTTTGAACAAGCCGTTGGACGATTACACAGAAGTGGGCAAACACAAGATGTTTGGGTTTACGTTTTGATGGGTGAAAAAACAGTTGATGAAAAGATCTTCGCCGCCCTGCACGACAAACGCGCGATTTCCGACATAGCGATGGAGGCACTGAAATGACTGACTTTACCAAGTACGAAACCCAACGTGAAATTTTGATTGATTACCTGCACGTCATGATTGCCCGATCGGACTGGCACGGCGTCTCGGATGTCGCCAACGATCTGCGTGAGCTGGAGGCCGAACAACGTGAAAAGAATTGATTACTGGAAAGCCAAACTGCCCGGCGCACGGGCAGAGGAGCGCATACGCCAGAAGGAACTAAACCAGATGGCCAGAGCATTTGAGCGGGCGGTCGAGAAGGTCGCCGAAATTGAACAAAGGATAGAAGATGAAAAAGATAAGCTGGCGCGCCCTGAATGACAAGCTGGCTGCGCTGTCCGAGGACGAAGTGTTTGCGATGTTGACCGAAGAGCAGTTGAACGAGCGCCGCTCGTCCCACCTGCAACGCCTGCATCAGCGCTACTGCGCCCTGCGTGACGCCCGTGAGCGCATCGAGATCATGTCGGAAGCAATCAAACCGTGAAATGTCAGAATTGTGGGTCAAAGACCTATGTCGTAAACACTGCGCAGCAGCCAGGCGGCATCCGACGCCAGCGCAAGTGTGACTCATGCAAGAACAATGCCTACACTGCCGAGGTGTGGATTGCAGGCAACGTTCAGGTAGGCAAATCGATTTATACTAATGATGAGGCGGCGTTAATAAAAAAGAAAGGCGTTGACGCTCGTCGCGCAAATGAAGACAGGAGGAATGACGATGCTACGTGACGGACACTTTATTCGAGAAGAACCCCCAAAGATCGGCGCGTATTACGTGCCGCAGTTTTACACACGCCAATCCACACCCGAGGAGCGGTTGGTGCAAGACATCATGCTGGGCTGCAAGTCTGACATTGAGTCGCCCATAGCCAAGCTGTTTGGCAGGTTGTTGAGCGTATGAAAGAGATCGTTTGGGTTTATTACGCTGCAATTGTGGTGGTCACCATCGGCTTTCTGAGTGTAGCGGTGCCGGTTGACCGCCCGCGCCCGACACCGGCTGAGTGCAGTGTGGCCGAGATTGCGCCGGACATGTCAACGCGCGACCGTGAGGTCTGCCGGCAGTTACGCCAGCATCGTCACCGCATGTGACTGCGCCTCTGCTACCCGACGCATCCAGCCCTTGCCGAAGGTTGCGAACGTCGGGAGCGACTTGTAGAACAATTCCTTCTCCATGCTGAATTTGGCTATCAAGTCTGCCTGATCGGCGTCTTTCAACGCCTGCATGGTCTTGGGGCCGATGGCGCCATCAGGATTCGTTCCAATCGCTTTCTGCATGGTCTTGATCGCTCTGCCTGGCCCTGCATTGATCGCAAAGTCGAACATCAGATAGTCCAGCCCCGTTGGCAGCTCGTCGGCCTTGACCGCATCCCAGTACTTCTTGCGGTACATCGGTGCCACTGTAACCGGGGTCAACGCGCGCATCTCGCTTTCGCCAACAGCTTTGCCGACCCATTCTTCCCACACTTTCTTGGTGACGCCCAGATTGGTCATGCCGCCTGGGTCAAGTTTGTGATGAACGTAACCCCCTTCGTGCTTCAGAACGGCCTTCAGTGCTGCGTCAAAGTTTTCTTTCACTTCTTATCTGGCGCGATGACGCCAATCAGACCGGCAATCGCCAGACCGGCTGCGATAATGGATTCTGTAAGTTGAGGGGCGATAGGGATGCCCATCGCGGTCAAAAACAGCATAGCGCCACGCCAAGTGGATGGTTCTTTAGCACGGGCTAGAATGTACGCTTTCATGATGTACCCTTTACGGTTATTTGTCCTGCTTGTTGTCGAGCTTGTCGAATATTTTAGTCAGCATTTCGCGCACATCGCGGATGTCATCTTTGTAATCTTCGCGGCTGATGTAGGTGTGCGGCATGGCACGCACGTCCGTATCCAATCGGTCAAGCGACTTGTGGATGTTGTTTAGTATCCAGCCGCCGAAAAAGCCCGCAATGGCGACCGCGATATTGAAAAGAACTTGTGTATCCATGTCACTCGTAAATAATATTGATGGTGCCGCTATCAAATGTGTCTGATCCGTTATTAGTGCATCGTAATTGCGTTAACGCGCCGGTTAAAGTAACCCTGCCCATAAAATAAAGGACATTAGATGTACTACCACTACCCGTTCCCGTCATAACCCAAGTGTTTCCGGTTAGGTTAGTGATAATTATTTGCCCCGCAAAAAGATTTGCAGCGGAAGCTGATACTAATCCAAAACCAGTCGTGTAGTTAAAAGCAGATGCAACACCAGCCGTTGTAATAGCACCACCCATACCAAAATAAATTGCACTTGCCTCAATACCGCTTGCCGTACCAAGACGAACAAATAACGTTGCACTTCCCGTAAGCGATACATCATTCATTAAAACGGTAACCCGCTTTACCCAGCTAGGTATACCCGTAAAATCAACATTGGTTCCCGTAGCCGTCTTAGCTGTAGCGCGAACAATCGCGCCTGAATTATCTTGGACTCCATCTGTCCCGCTAAGTATTAAAGCCATCATGCACCTCCATTAGCGCAAGACAGCGCTTTCAATTCATCGGTAGTTTGGCAAGCATCCACCAGACTTGTCACATCACGCAGACGCTGTTTCTCAGCGACAATCGCAGCCGTGTCGCTACCCGACTCCAGCGCGCGTTGAAATGCCACATCAAGCGCTGCTAGAAGCGGAGCGCGTTCAGCACGTAGCCGGTCTTTGGTAATTGCTTTTGCCTTGTCAATATCAATAACAATCATGCTTTCACCTCTGCACCAGTAAAGTCAGCAGTCCACGCATTGCGGAACTCACGGTCTGTCGGGATGTCAGCAGCGTCAACGATCAGGTAGGGCTTGCCAGTAGGAACATCCTTGGCGGCAATTTCTTCAATGGTCAGACCACACTCGGGGGCTGGAACAATGACGGACACGCCGCCTTCGTCGTTGGGGAAAATAATGCGAGAGTTCATGGTTGCTCCTGATTAGCGGTGAATTTTTACATGGACATTATTTGCATCAATTATATTGCCAACAGCGCTTGATCCTGTGTAAATTCTTAATGCGCTGGTTGTCATTGTTGTAGGAGATGAGTTTCCAGCAATCCACGCGATTGGATCAGTAGTACCAGTCCCATTTGCGGCTAAAGAAACAGCATAATTTGCATCCGGCAACGCATTGGTAAAATTCACCGTGTAATCACCCGTAGCGTTATCCGTAATACTCGATACGTTAAATGAAGCCCGAATCTTAGTCGTACTAGGATTAGGCGAAAACGTGCCCGTACCATCAAAGTTTACCCACGCACGACAGAACGTACCAATCTGCGTACCAGCGCTATCCTGTACGGTAGGTGGCGTGTTCGCAACACCGTTCTTTAGCACCAGTGTGCTAGTGCTTGCGGCTTGCAGTGTATCTGCTACAACAGTTCCAGCCATGATTTACCTCTTACTCAAAAAGGATATTGATCGTACCAGCGTCGAAGGTGTCTGACGGCGAGCCTGTTGCGCTGCCAATAACCCGAACAGATGTTAGCGCAGCAGCGAGCGCAATTGTTCCTGCTGAACTGCCGGACTGAGCTAAGTCGGAACGCGAAGATGTGGAGCTTGCGGCCCACGCATTGGTGCTGGCGTTAACCAAACTGATCGTCATCACGCCGTGATGGATTGCAGCCGCAGCTTGCTGCGGTACTAACGCAAACCCCGTTGTATAGCTTACTGCTGACGCTGTTGAAGTTTGTACAGACACCGCGCCACCCAAATAGCCCGTTATCGTATAGGTTGGCGTTGTGCCGGTGCCTAACTGCACTTGAATAATGCCTGTGCCGTTCGTACTTACGCCTTGAAACATCACTATGACCCGCTTTGCCCATGAGGGGATGGCGTTACCAAAGTTAATGGCTGTTCCTGACGTTGACGCAACGGCTGTGCCCGAAATTAGCGGTGCTAGTGTGCCTGTGGCAGCAACCAGCGTCTGTGTCGTACTACCCGCTACCGCAGGAGCCGCAATCGTAACCGATCCGCTAGTGTCACCTGATAGAACTAAAGAAGCCATATAAACCCTCTTAGAGAATAACCCAGCGAGCGCCGGACGAGACGGTGACAATCACCGCTGCGGTAATCGCATCAATCGATGCAGACTGCGAGATGTCAACCGTGTAGGTGCCAATGCCGCCTGTACCGGTGCCCAATGCTGTAATGACCGTGCCTACCGTGACATTCGGCCCAGCAATGATTGACCCCACGCCCAACGCACCGGATGTTGCGGTGTCCACCGTCAGCGTGGTGGCTGCAATAGTGCCGGTGCCAACAAACCCGGCACCCAGCGTAATCGGGCCGGTCGACATGGCGTTTTTGGTTGCTGGAATTGTATAGCTTAGTGTTACCGTCTGGTCATTTTCATAGAAGATTTCATCCGAGCCGTTGCCGGTAGCACCCGCGCCACCCACCTGACCCCAAACACCGTTAATGTAGCCTTCAAAAATGTCGAGCGTACTGTTGTAGCGGAACATGCCTTCCGCAGGCGTAGCTGGCCTATCAGTCGTAGCCCCCACGGGCATCTGGACATAGCCCGTGCCGGAGAAAGTGACATCCAGCGTGGCCGAGAGGGTCGTGAACGCGCCGGTGTTAGGCGCCACGTCACCAATCGGCGGAGGTGAGGCGAACGACAGGTTGTCCACGGGCACTAGGATATTGTCCGTGGTGTACTGGGAAACGTCCGTGCTGTCGGTAATTAGGAACTTGTACGCAACGGTTGGCTGCAGCCAGATGTTGGCCATGCCACGCGAATCCAGAATGATCGGGTTCGTATTGGCAGTCGCTCCCGTCTGGTCGGTGTAGGTCGCAATCGGTGTCGTTGTGCCACCGGCGTAGGTGTAGACCTTACCAGCGACGAGCGGGTCGCCGTTAGCGTCGAAGAACTGCTGCTTGGGTGTTGGGGTTAGGGATGCCATCTAGTCATTCCTCATGCTGTTCTGGTTTTGCGGAGCTAAACGGTTACGTATAGCTTCGCGGGTTTTCGGGCCTTGCTCACCAACTGATGTAGCGCGGGAGCGGCTAAGTTGCGGCTCCAGAGCTTCTAGCGCATCCATAAGTTTTTCACGTTCAGCTTTAGCGCGCGCTACTTGCTGCGCGTCTTTGGATCGCTTTTCAATTTCGGCAAACGCAGCCGCTTTCTGTTTTGCTTTAGCAACTGTTTCGGCGACCCACGCCCGATCCATCGCTTTTTCCGCCAGCGCTTTATCGGACAGCTTGGCTAACCCAGCGTCTACCGCCGCCAAGTCAACCTTAGTTTTTTCCCATGCCACTTTTTCCTCTGCCGTCAGATCAAACCGACGCCCAGACGACACTTTAGTGGCCGCATTGTTTAGCGCTTTGCCGGGGTCTTCGACTACCTCTAACGTTGCGCCTTTGATGCCTTGGCTGGTGCTGCGTAGTTTACCGGTTACCGGGTCAAGTTCCAACACCACTTCACCGCTAGTTGGCGCGCGGGTAGCTGCCTCGCCTGAAGCCTGCCGCGCAGCCGCAGCCTCTTCTGCCGCTTTTTGGCGTTGGTAGTCATACCTGCGCTGCTGCTCTACGTTACGCATGGTCGATTGAGCGCTTGGAGCTTCCAGTTGTCGGGTAGGCGGCACACCCACGCGGACGTCGCCTTCAGGAATAGCTTGGCCGAACACCCAGTTAGGTATTTGGTTTTTGGTCAGCAACGCGTTGCGGTAATCGTAAGGCACCGGCAAGTTACGGTCGGTAGACAGAGGCACCGGACGCAGGTTGTTCTCGACAACCGGCGGCCTGAAGTCTGAAGGGATTGCGTATTTGGCTTGATAGCCTGGCTTTAGCATACGATTTGCAGCCAAACCCCCACCAAAATAGCCGGCTAATGCGCCTCCAGCCGCAAACGGGGCGATCGGCGCGCCTATCAAAGCCGCCGTTCCTGCAGCGGCTGTACCTGCCGCGCCAGAACGAGCAAAACCTTGCGCGAAAGGCGTCATACCGGTTTGCCCAGTTCGCGCTACGTCGGGGAATACGCTGGCGATCTTAGCTATGTCGGCAGCAATACCCGTCAATGGTTTTTTTTCATCTCTGGCCATTTTGGCCAACACTTGCGGGTCAATTCGGTTTGTTTGATTATTAAGCGCGCGCTCGTAATCGTAAATTTTAGCTTTTGCCGTACGTGCTTTACGCAGGTTTGCCAACACTTCTGCGTTTGGTGCGTTAGCATCAATTAAATCTTCTAGAGCATTTGCTAGACTACTGTTCGCTTCTGCTTTAGCTATTAAAGTAGAGTCGGGCACGCCGCTTTTTTGTTGCGCGTCATATATTTCTTTAGCTTGGCGTCGAAGATTACGTATATCAACGTTAATTTCGCTACCCGAACGCCCAGCATTAATTTTAGCAATAGTTTCATCTACTAAATTATTGACCGCAGCCGCATTTTTCTCCCCACCAATTGGAGGGCGGGTGATGCGCAACGATTCAATTTGACGCATTACATTTGAATCAGGCTCAATTCTAGAAATTTGCCCCACCGCTTTATACGGAGCGTCGTGTTTAGCTAACGCAGCTGTAATTGCGTCAGAATCCAACACCGTGTTAGGTGGCAAACCCATATCTTTTGCGGCCATCTGGGTAAACCGCACATCGTTTAATTGCGACGCTTTTTTCGAAAAATTTGTTACTGATTTAGCAGCGCCTGCGGTTAAACGATTTATAGCTGTGGGATTAGATTCTGATGGGTCGAGAATGATGCCATGTTTAACCGCTAACTTTGACGCATCAATTTTTGCAGCGTTCTCAAAACTTTTGGCAACATTAGCTTCTTGTTGCGCTGCTGCGCGGGCGTCAAGTTTTGCGCCAGCGGCAAGTTTACCCTGCTGAAGTACGGGCGCGCTTAATGCACCTAATTCGGTAGCGGCATAGGGATTTAGCCCGGCTAGTTTGGTTGTGTCTAAAAACCCCGACAAACCGCTTAGTATGTCGCGGCCTGTCTGTGTACGCGGGGCGTAGGTAAGCGCTTGCTGAACATTACCGGCAACCTGTTCCGCGCGGCGTACACCTTGCGGCGTGCCAAATGACCCCTCGTACATACTGGTAATAGGGCCGGCTATATTACCGGCTAAACCGCCAAGCAGCCCAGTAGCTAACACGCCTGGCACTTCGGTAATGCCTTGACCTATGTCCGTAAGCGAGCGGCGGGGGCCGGGCAAACGATCTAAATCAGTAGCTCTATTAAAATCGCTAGGTATAGATCTATCTTCTACTACAACAACTTCAGGCAAAGATCGTTCTTCAAATCCAAATCGAGTACGAATAGCAGCCTTAGTAGCATCATCGGCAGATTTGTAGTCGGGATCGTTTTCTACATGGCGCGCAAAAATAGCCTGCTTAGTCGCAGGGTTTGCGCTAATAAAATCAGGATCTTTAAGTATTCGTGCTGGATCAGCCATCTACCGCCCCTATTTCAACCATTTGTTGTTTTTGTCGATAGTGCCTACTGGCTTTGGCGTATTTCGCTGTTCTTTAAGTTGTTGTGAAGCCTCGCCCGGCGACGCTTTAGCAACGCGCATCTCTTCTTGCATTACGTCAAGAATAGCGTCAAGCTGGCCAGATGCATAATTGCTGTTAATAATTTCACGCGCATGATTTTTGTCTGATACGGTGGCCACGCCCGTGGGGTTAATAGCGCGCGCATATGAGTTAATTAACGCATTAAGCGCCGTATTTAACTTTACAATTTCTTTGCCGCCTGTACCTTTATCCACCGCATTTTGTATTGCGTTTATGGTTGGGTATTGCGTCCTGTCTATTTTTGCCGATGCGTTTCTGACAATCTTTATCATGCTGTCAGCTTCATTGGCCGCCGTCAAAATTTTAGCTTGTTGTGTTGCCAAGGCTTTTGATGACGCTGCCCCACTCATAGCGTCAATACTCAGCTCTTTGAGATTGGCATTTGGATCCGCCTCTAAAATCTTAGCAACCGTAGCTATGTTACGGCTATTTAGTTTCATGGGGTCAAGGCGCTTGTCTAAAACAGCTTTAGCAATTAACGCGTCTTGTACAGGCGTAGTTGCAGGCGTTTTTTCTCGCCCGTAAACATCCCCTTTAATATCTGCTGTAAGCCGCTTGATGCGCTCGCGCAAATTTTTCTTCACGTCGGGATCTGTCGCCGCGTCTAATCTTTTCTGAAGAGCTTCACGCTCATCTTCTTTTTTAGATATATCTGTTGGCGTAGGTGGACGTACCGGAACTTGCGCCGCATCAATCAAACCTTGCAGTACCTTAATTCGATTTTGAATGTCAGGCGTTGGCGGTTCTTTTTTAAGTCTTTCTAGCTCACGCAACGCTATATCAACATTCTGATACGTTCCTGTGTATTCTTGGTTGCGGCGTCTGGCTGCAGATTCAGTCTGAATTTTTTCAGCCAATTTAAAATACGTTTCTTTTGCCGTGGGATCTTTTTCTGAAGCAGCTGCCGTATACAAAGCCTGCGCGTCTGGGTCTAACAAATCAACGCCGAAAACTCTATCTTCTTTGACTACAGGAGTTTCTGCTGGTATTTCCTGTTTTGTTGACGCGGCGGCAGTTGCGTCAGCAGCTGCTGCAGGCGTTGCTGTTTGATCAGTAGCTGCCGCAGGTCTTTCAGAACCCAAAAGACCCTCGACGTATGCAGCTTTAGGTGCAGTAACAGTAGCGACAGCAGGCGCAGCATCAACAACAGCAAGCGCAGCAGCAGGCGCGGCGGCGGCGCCGCGCGCGCGCTTAAAGTATTCTTCTGGCGTTAGAGGTTGTCGGCGGTTAAGTAGCTCGTTAAGTCTATATTGGCTGTATTCTTGATTTTCTTTTTCTTCTGCAGTTTTTAACATTTCAACTGCAGATACCCCAGACAAACGTTTGACATAATTTATTGGGTTGCGTTTATATTCAGCAACATTTCGCGCGATAATGGATTCAAGTGAACCAAAACGCTGTGATAGTGGGCCAAGAATTTCGTCGGTCGCCATCGCGCGAATACGCTCCGCAACATCTGCTTCCGATCTAATAGATAACGCTGGAAATGCTTCGTTAAATTCTTTTAGCCGCGCGTCTGTTTGTTCAACATTAGCTTTAAATCGTTTTTGGCCAGCTTCTTCTGTTGCACGGCTCTCAGCTAAAGCCTTGTCTGGCTCTAGCAATCCCACTCGTCTACGCTTTGAAAAATCCTCCATGTTGGGGGCGTTGTAAAGCTCATCCATAAGAGAATTAACGTCTCTTTGGCCTATATCGCCAGCAGCAAAAAAGTCTTGCGACATTTCTAACGCTTCTCGAGGGCTACGGGCACTAGCAATTTGACCAATTGCAGCTGCGCGTCGAGTTTCTCTATTCTTTAATTGCGCTGCTTCGGCTTGTTGCTCGCGCGTCTGTTGCGTTGCCAACGCGGTTTGACGTTGCGCTTCACCTGTCAGGCGTTGTGCCTCGCCAGTAGCAATCTTTTCATAGTAGCGAGGCGCGTGTTGAGCCACTTGGGCAAAAAATTCCGGTGACCCGTACTTTAATTTTGGGTTTGCATATATCTGAGCAAGAGCATTTTTTTCCATTACGTCTTGCTGATACTCTTGCATCTTCAACGCATTCATCTGCGAAGACTCTTGCAGCCCGCGCAGCTGCATAGCTCGCATCATGGCATTCTCTGGCGGTTCAATTTGAACGCCCTTAAATTGCCCTGGAATGGTGTAGTCAATACCGGCCATATTATTACCGCCCCCTTCTAGTGTACGCGCCGTAATCGCTAGAGTTTGGATCCATTTCCATTAACCCAACATCACGGGCGCCGTAGCCTCCTCCTGGCCCATACAGCTTCATAAAATCTTGATTTTGTTGGTAATTTAAATATTGCCCAAGACCGCCAGTCAAAGCATTAGCCATACCCATGTAGCCTGACGCGCGGATGTTGCCTTGCGCCATAGCATTCTGTGCTTGCGCTTGGCCTAACCCAGAATATGTTTGCGCCAATCCCGAACCCAAAGCACCCGCTTGCCCCGCCATATTGGCCGCCGAACTTTGGCCAACACCCGCAAGGCTTTGTAACGGATTTAAACGCGCTGCACGTTCAGCTTGGTAGCGATTAAATGCGTTGCCATACTCTTGTGAACCTAGCTCTTGACCAAACTGGGTGACACCGCGCATTTGATTGCCCCCTAGTAAACCACCGCGCGCGGCAGCCGTGCGCTCAAGGGCTTTTAAACCTTCTCGCATACGAAACCCATAGCCTGGGTCTTGCTGGAACTGTTCCATACCAAATGGCGTGTAGCGAGATGCTTGAATTAACTCAGGCAGCGCATTGACGCCTGCTTGACGAAACGGCTCTTGCAACCCGATTTGACGCTCAAACATTCGCTCTTGCGAAGCGATAGATTTTTCAGCCGAACGCTCTTGTGCTTCGGCTGCGCGGTCAGATGCTTTTGCTTGCTCTCTACTCGCTTTTCCGGCAGCTATACCGCCAATAACGGCGCTGCCAGCAATTGCTGCTGCTGTCCATCCAGCCATAATGCTTCCCCTTCAGTTTCATTTGTCAGTGCTAGTCGCTTGCGGGCATCACCTAGCCCACATTCCGGCACTACGTACAGCCTATCTTCGATAACACTTAACTCTTGGCAGTCGTCTGGGTTAGGGTAAATGTCCACCCATACCACTTCATCTTCAAACACCCGCCCGGCGCGCTGCTCACCTGCCTTGGCGTCAAACTCACAGGGTGCTGTCAGTACCACCACTTCCGTATCAATATTGACAGCTATTGTGCCCTTTTCCAGCCGCACACGGTAGTCCGTTTTGTGCGCTGCACCCGTCAATACTGTCCACGGCGGCACGGTAATCTTTCGTTCGTACACACCCGGCAAGAACGTGTGGGTTGTTACTATGTCGGCTTGCGGCATTTGCAACAGCTCGTCTTGCAGCGCAACGACTTTCTGCCGCATCACTTCCGGCGTAACCACCGCCGTGCTGTCAGGGTCAAATAACTCCACCGCGTTCACACCACCACCCATCGTGATCCGCTAGACACCGTTACCGTTGTGCCGCTGGCTACGGTTACCGGCCCAGCGGACATACCTGACGTGCCGGCAGCAATTGTATAGCTGACATCAATAGTTAAGCTATTGACAAATATGCCGTTGCCCGCTACCAAATGCTCCGATGTTAATTCACCCGTGCTGGGTTTGTATAGTAATTTTGCATTGCTAGTGTAGATGGTAGCCAGCGTTCCCGAAGTCGCAGCAGCAAACGTCGGGTAGACATTTGTCGAAGTTGCGGTGTCGTTTGTGATCGTAGCACCCGAGCTACCGGCAGCGGCCCATTTAAGACCGGTAGTCTGAGTGGAGTCGGCTTGCAATACCAGTCCGTCAGCGCCCACCGGCAAGCGGACATTGTCCGTGCCATCAAACGCAATTAAGTCGCCCTTAGTAGACGCAGGCGACAAGGCATCAAAAGCCGCAAGTTTAGTCGTCTGACCCGTACCACCGTTAGCAATAGCTACCGTGCCGGTGACGTTACTAGCCGTGCCCGTGGTGTTTTGGTTAAGTGTAGGAATATCCGCTGCAACAATGGCTCGGAACGTTGGAACACCCGCTGTACCGTTAGGCGCGGCCAGCACAAAGTTAGCTGTCTTACTAGCGTACGGGTTCTGAGTATCTCCGTAACCTGACGCTAGGCTAATGGCAGGCGTAGTGCCGCCCGAAGACACCACAGGGCTTGTGCCTGTGACGCTGGTGACCGTTCCACTGCCGGTGCCTGCGCCGATCGCGGTTCTAAACGTAGCTGCGTCGAGGGTGGATACCGTATTGTCCGCGTTGATGCGCACAAAAGTAATCGCGCTTGGGTTAGTCAGGGTAAAGAAGTTTGACCCAACAGTCGTTGCGCCGAGGTTTGTGCGCGCTGTTGGTGCCGTCGTCGCGCCCGTGCCGCCGTTAGCAATTGCTACTGTGCCCGTAACATTGCTGGCCGTACCGGTTGTGTTCTGGTTGCCGGCAATGTTGACGCCGGGTAAATCAATGTTTGCGGAGCCGTTAAAACTAACCCCACCGATGGTACGGGCGGTTTGAAGCGTTGTAGCAGTAGTAGCGTTGCCAGATAGTGCAGCAGAAACGGTACCTACCGTCAATGTGTTTGTGCTGGGGTTGTAAGTAAACGTGGCAGTGCTGTCTTGTAACAGGCCGTAGTTCCCAGTCGTACTTACCGTTGTGTTGGCAAACGGAACTTTAAACGCGCTAGATGTCGTTGAAGTAGTTACCGTAACGTTTGTTGCATTTGTTGCAGTTGTTGCAGTTGTTGCATTGCCAGTGGTGTTTTGGTTAAACGTCGGCCAAGTAAACGTGCCGGTGCTAAAGTCGCCTGATTGCGGTGTGCCCAAAATTGGCGTGGTAAAACTAGGTGATGTAGCTAATGCCACCACCGTGCCCGACCCTGTGGTCGAGTACGACGTGCCCCACGCCGTGCCAGTCGAGTTAGGGATGCCCGCCCCAGGGTACGTCATGGGCAGGGTGTTGGTGATCGTAAAGTTGGGGTACGTGCCCGACGTGCTAATGCCTGTGCCGCCGGTTAGCGATACCGTCTGGTCGGGTGCCGTATTGGTAAACGTTACGTCGCCCGTGGCCGAAGACACCGACATGCCGGTACCAGCAATTGCGCTGGTTACACCCGTGTTAGTGATCGTGATCGACCCAGCGCCTTCCGTGATGCTAATTGCGGTGCCGTCAGTCAGGTTGGCGTTCTTCCATACGCCTGCTGTGGCGTCATAGATGATGGTGTTACCGGAAGCCAATGTGCCAAATAGCACATTACCATCCATACCCCCAAACAGTGAGCCGTAGCTGGGACGCACAAACAGTATGCCGTTAGACACACCTACATACACGACAGCAGCCACTTTAGCGATAGCGGCTGGTGTCGTAGGCTTAGTCTTGGTCAGGCCGCCGGTCACCAGTGGGTTGTAATACAGCTCGTCGCCCTGTACCCAAGTTTCTGCGCCGCCCGTGGTATCGATATTCTTTACTTCACCAAAAGCGTAAACCGTAATCCAGTCATTATTGGCACCCGTTTCGCCCGCAAGACCTAAGATGTAATCCGCTTGATTGGCAGTTAAACCCGTAGCTGCAGCGCCAATTAGGCCGCCCGAAACACCTACGGCGCCCGCAAACATAACGACTTGGCCTTTGGTAATTGCGCCCGAGCATTTAACGCGGTAGAACTGATTTTCGCCCACATGCTGAACGACAGCGCCATTCATCTGAAACGCTAGAGTCTGAAACTGATCGTCTGGGTCGTAATATAGTTTACCTGTTACGTCAGTGACTGTAGCTGCCGTGTCAAACTGAATGAAGCTAGGGGTGGAGATGCCGCCAGTTACACCCGTCATTGACGTGATGTCTGAATTAGCGCCTGACGCAGCAGCACCAAGATTAGTACGTGCTCCGCTGGCTGTGGTGGCCCCTGTGCCGCCGTTATCGACGTCCAGCGTGCCTGCTAGGGTGATGGTGCCTGACGTTGTGACAGGGCCGCCAGAGGTCGTCAAACCCGTGGTGCCGCCGGAGACATTGATTGAGGTGACCGTACCAGAGCCGGTGCGGTTTAATAAATTTAGAAAAAACCTATACCAATCCCGCGAAACCATGCCCGTCCGGTCGTCGATGATCGGCGACTGGTTCTTGGGTATTTGCGGTTCGTTATCTGGGTTAGGCATTGGTGCCGGTCAATGCAAGTTCGGCACCCATGATGGCGATCTTGACGGGGTCGGTGCCCGACACCTCGTACACGCGGTCACGCAGCTTGTTGGTCATACCCAGACGGCGCCAGAAAGCTCTGAAGCCATAATTGCCCATCTTGCCCATGCCAGCCCACTTCTCGTTCGACCATGTGTGACCGCCATCATCTGAGAAGCGCAGCATGACCTGCGGGTCGTTGCCTTGGCCAAGAACCAATCCAACACCTGTCTCGCACTCAAGCTGCAAGGCATGCTGGGCAGTACGCTTTAAGTTGTTCTGGCCGGTAGGTAGCGCCCGCCATGACCGCAGCCATTTTTGTGGTAGGTTGTCGTCAGCAAACACGTCCAAGTCGTACGCGTAAATCTTGCCGTTCTGAAAATCGCCCACCACCACTTCGTTGTTGAAGAACATCTGGCAGTTGGCACGGTGACGGATGAACTGGCCGTTGGCAAACCCAGCACGCTCATGCCAGGCTTGGGTGGCCACATCGAACACCCAAGTCTTCTGGGCGGTCGGGAAGGTCAACACGTAGAAGGCATGGCCGTCTTGCTGGTAAGTAAATGCAATCGCGTCTGAGATTGTGCCGTAGCTCTGGATGGCGTACTCAACCGCGTGGGTCGAAATGCGCTGACCCGTGTAGCCTTGGGCACGGAACACCACGCCTTGGCCACGGGCATCCGACCCCAGCCAGAACAGCGAGTTGTCCATCTTGGCAACCGAGAAGGTCGCAGCACAGCCGATCTCGTTAACGGCGCCTTGAATGCGAGCCAGCGGGAAGGGTGTCGTGCCAGCGTCGTACCAGACCTCAACAGACTGCGTGCCGAACAGCCACACCTCACGGTGGTCAACAAAGAGCGATATTAGCCTGTCTGGCATGCCTTCAGCGCTTGCAAAGCTCAAGGGGTCAATCTGGGTACCATCAAGCAGCTCAGACGTCCAAAAACGGTCTGAATTGGGTTCCTGAAAAATGAAGTAACCGTCCAGATAGCCGACAGTCACCGCGCCTGGAAAGTCGACGTCGGTGATCTCCGCATACGCTTCAGTTGCCGCGTCGTAGATGTATCCGTCAGGGTTGGCCGCAATGAAGAGCTGCGTGCCGTTATCGACCATCGACACGGGGCCAGTGCCCGACACACCGCCGATCGGTGTGACCGTCCAGTTGGTATCTATTCGATACAGTCGCGCGCCTGACACGGCGTAGGCGTAGTCACCGTAAGCCCACAAACCACGGATAGGGCCGGTGCCCACAGTTGCCAGCCTGCGCAAGCCCGGCGCGCGGTTCAGATACGCAGGCTCCATGCCTTCTGGTGCCGGTGTGGCTTCGGGGTACAGGTTGACCATGCGGCTATCCGCAGCGTTGACGCTGCGAGCTACATAGGATTGGCCAAGGATGGGCGTCTTTATGATATACTCCTATACATATTAAAAGGAGTCGACATATGGAAACATGGAAGCCAGTGCTTGGGTTTGAAGATTTGTACGAGGTAAGCGATTACGGAAATATACGGCGCACCGCGCGAGGAAAACTGTTTACCGCAGATCAAATTACCCAAGCCAAACAAATGTTGGAAGCTAAAAGTACTTTGAAAACGGTAGCTGCGTTTTTGAATACTAGCGTTACGACGGTTATGTCCATAAAGCACGGTAAGACTTGGTCTGGCGACGCGCGCTATCGTATGTTGACGCCAAGGCCCGACACCAAGCACTACATGCAAATTGATTTGGTTTGTAAAGGTCAATACACGCGAAAACGAGTGCATCGTGTAGTTTGGGAAGCGTTTAACGGGCCAATTGAAGGGCGATTGGAAATAAACCATAAAGACCTTGACCGCACCAACAATCGATTGGATAACTTGGAAGTTGTAACCCACCAGCAAAATATTCAGCACGCGCACGCTATTTACGCTGAAGAACGCAAACATTTGCCCAAAGGCAGCCGAAGCGGCCCGTATGGCAGGTACGATAATATTAAACATACTTAGTAGTTGCCTGCAAAAATGTTATACCGCTGTCTGCTGGCCACGATCGCGTAAGGCATCGACATTACGTCGTCTGGGTTGTTGATGCGCTTCAAATTGCGTTTGGACGTCATGGCAATCCGAGTGACTTGCGGCATAGGCTCAACACCAAACTCGTTGGCGATTTCCATCGCCAAGTTGTACTTAAACGCTCGCAGGTAGCCTGGCGGGAACGACAAGGTGGTGTTCAGGGTTGCCGGCTTAGTCAGCTGTTGCACCGACACAAAATGCCACTCCAAAAGCCTTGTGGGCTTCGGATAGATGGTCATGGTGATGTCGGGGAACGTATTGTTGACAAACATAACCTGCGGGTAGGTGCTGGTCACGGTCTTGACCGCAATGCCGTTGTACTGCTGTTGGTTAATCAGCTTGATGCCGTAAGACACATTGGTCTGCGGATCGCGGAAGTACGTTGAGTCGTCAATCAGAATAGGACGATTGCCGACAAAGTCGCCGGTGGGCCCGAGCGTGCGAGTGATCTCGTCAGGTGGCCAATTAAAAAGCTGATCTTCCGTACAAAAGACGGCCAGACGCTCAGTATTCCACGAATCAATCATTTGATTCATGGCGTTCAAGGCATCTTGAGCAGCCTGCGGCGAAGGTTCCTCACCTTCGGCCAGCTGGCCAATCAGCCGGAGTGCTGCCTTGATCTGGTCGAAAGCGGTTGCCATGCAGGCTCCTTATTCTACTGCCACAACCTCTGCAGGCGGGCGGCTACGACGACGTTTGGGTTCCAGCTCATTGACTGGCGCCGCTGCTTCGGGAGCCGAAGGCGTGTCGGGATTATACCGCTCCCATCCGTTTTGTTCATCAAATTCGGCTTCCAAATCCATGTTGGCGACTTTGGTGCCGTGAACGTCGTGCCTAAGATAAATTGTCATAGTTTAGATAGGGGCCGAAGCCCCTATTTAATTAGGCAGTAATGCCGATATTTTTAAGTGCAACACGGATAGCGTTGATTGCAGTAGCAAGCTCAGTACCCGTCGCGGTGTTAGTAACTGCGGTAATTGCTGCTGCTTGGGTAATTGGCGTAACTCCATAAAAACCGGCGGTTCCACCTACAGCCCCCATAACGGCGCCATTAAGTTGCTGGTCTTCATACGCAACGCCAATCGGTTTAGTATTAGGCATGATTTATCCTTTAAAAAACGGGGGCCGAAGCCCCCGGATTATTACGCAATACGATACAGAGTCCAAGTTGTGTCGCCGGTCTTGCGAGCGCGCCACGCAGCGGATGTCAGTGTCGCAGAAGTAACTGTACCCACCAAAGTCCAGCCAGTGCCTACTGCAATAGTAAGTGTGCCTGCACCAGTATTGATAAAGTTAACGTCAAAAGAGCTGTTATTTTTGGCACTGGAAACCAGCGCTTCAGTATCAGCCACAGTAGGCAAAGTTAGCGTAGCAGTTGCGCCGCTATAGATAACAATGCCGTTTGTCAACTCAGCCGCAGTCAAAGTAGCCGCAGCCGCTTTGGTGACTGGAGCGGATTGAACTGACATATTGACTTCAGTTAAATTGCCATCGCCGAGCTGGTACCCACCAGCGCCATTAGGGATTGCCATGATAATTTCCTTTCAAATAGAGTCGGTAATGGGGGGCCGAAGCCCCCACCAGTGTTTAGCCCCAGACGCGGCAAGCCATTTGCGGACGGATCGTGCTAAAGCCATACAGAACGTCAATACGGCAAGGCAGACGGTCATTGTTGATGTCGTACTGACGAACAATACGCATCGAAATGCCGTTGTGGACTTGGCGGGAAGCCATGTCAACGCCTTGTGGCATCAGCAAGTCAGCGGTCGCAAACGTGATCGCATCTTTGTGGTAGACAAGGTTCTGCGGGTAGGCAGTAGAAGCTGCACCAATAAAAGTTACCGCTGCGCCGTCTTGTGGGAACGCATTGATAGTCGCCAGAGCGTTATCAGATGTGTACATAGCTGGAGAAATAGCTATGTTTGTCCAAGCGCCGCCAGCAGCAGTGTTTGCTGCAGTCACGGTGAACTGCTGGAGCGAACCAGTCGATTCCCGGGTCTGTGGGTTAACCGCAAACACGTTAGCAATAGTAAACACGTCGCCAACAGTAACGGTTGCCGAACCAGTGCCGCCATCGATGCTGATGGTTGATTGACCTTGGGTCGAAACAGTGCCGTTGACCAGAATGGTGTCGCTGGTAGAACGCGAGCCAGTAGTGTGCTGTTTGATTGACTGAGACATGTTGACTTCGTCGTAGCCCAAAACACCAGTGCCCATCATGCCGTTCTTGAACTGACGGCTGATAGTGTCGGTTGGATTGAACAGACCCTTCATGCCTTCAACCAGACCAGCGTTAGCGGCTGGGTTAACAGTTGCGTAGCGTGGCGACATCACAGCTGCGTTTTCGTTCAGCTTCTGCTGGGCTTGCAGCAGAACGAGCGAAGTCGAAGGTACGGTGCCGGGCGTACCGACCGAGTTACTGATTGCTTTGTATGCGTTAGCAACGTCAGCATCGATGCTGGAAGCCAGCTGCGAAATACGAGGCTTCAAAACACGCTCTGCGAAGTCATCCAACTGCATGGTGAGTTCGGCGGAGGTGAAGTTCACACCGATGTGCTTCTGCGAAGCCACGGTCAGGGTGGTGAACTGTTCGTTGTCGTCCTGAACTTGCAGGGCGGCGCCGTCGGTCACCAGAGCGCGGTCTGGTAAACGAATACGCAGAGTCGAGCCAATTTTTGCGCCTTCAACGGCGAAAGAGTCGTCGTACTGACGGTTAACGTTACGGGTGATTACCAGGTTGTTCTCAAGAATTTCGAGAGCCTTACGGGTAATCATGTCGATGGTGAGAATCGAGTTTGCCATGATTTATATCCTAAAAAGTTAGCGGTTACGTTGAGCTTCCCACTTTTTCATCTGGCGCTGGCGATCCGCTTCAATCCACTCAGACGTACTCATGTTTTTAATCGCACGAGGGTCAGTTGTGTCATAAGACGGCGATCCAGAACCACGGCCAGAAATCGGCGCGATGGGTGGTGGGGCGCTTGTCGTTTTTCTTAAAACCGGCTCAGAAGCTATTTTTGCTTCAATCTTGCCAATTTCTTTGGCTTGTAAAATAGGCGACTTCAGTGCGGCTATGCGGGCGGCTTCCTTCGGGTTAGAGCCAAGATAATAAGCAATATCAGGGCCGTTATCCGAAGCTTGGATCGTCTCAGCCATCGCGTTCGAAATAGGCAGCTTGGGGTTATAAGCAACTTCTTCGAAGTCGTCATAACGGTTCCTTGCGTCCTCTTCACGATCTTGATACGCATCGAGAAAATCCATCTGTTGCCGCTCAAGCTCTCGCCTAGCCAATAATTCTTCTGCTTTGCGTTCCGCTAGTGCATCAGCATACGCGTCAACAGAATCAAAATTTTCGACCGGCGGTAGCTCGGCAGGTGTAGGTGCTGGTTGTGCCCTACGACTCTGCTCGCGT